CGGGCCATCAGGTACTGCCGGAAGGCCCTGAAAAACGCCACCGCGGCATAGTCGGGGTCGATCAGCAGCGCGACATCGGTCGGCACCCAGCGGCTCGGGGCGACTTTGATGCGGCCGAAGTCGGTGGCCAGCACGTCGATCGTGCTGACCACTTCGGTCTTGCCGACCAGGACCTGGGTGGTGCTTCGGCCGACGAAAGTCGAGATCGTCCGCTTGGGCCCCGGGGGCACGATCCATAAGGTCGGGCTTGCCCCGTTGACGTAGGCGTTCTGCATCGCCTGGCCGAGCATGTCCTCGCTGACCTGGATCTGGCTACCGACAAGGGGCGCCGTGAAGGCGTCGGTGGCCAATGTCGGCAGGCCGGTGTTGACGCCGGCGACCGCCGCTCCGGCTGTGCCGAGCTTGTCCTTGGCGCGCGCCACCCAGTGCGAGAAGGCCTCGGTGGTGCGGGCGGTCGGGCCGGTGTCGTTGCCGTCGTTTCTGGCCTGGCGAGAGCACAGGATCGACTCCATGTCGGACTTCAACACCTTGCTGGCGAGCGCCATCTGGTGCGCCATTTCCGACCCTTTGCCGGCGGCGTCGCTCTCCTCCTGGGTGCCTGACACGGTGGCGTCCCGCTCGGAAATCTGCGTGACGTTGTTCTGGCGGATGGTCGGCTGGGCCGGGGCGTTGGCCAGTTGAAAGCCTTCGACCTGGGCGTTGTTGAGGTTGACGATCGGCAGGTTTTCTGTTTGCCAGTCGAAAATCCGGTTTTTTACATTGCGCCGCCGGACAGCGCTCATAACCGGGGTGTCGAAGGGGTCGATGTTGTAGATGGCGTTGCTGAGATCTTCGCGGTTAGCCGTCGCCTGGTAGGTAGTAAATGCGTTTGTGACCTTGGGCATGGGAGCGCCTCATCTGATGAGCCTTTGGAAGACGAGGGCCGCGTCGTCGGTGCGGCCGGTTTTCGCCAACTTCGACATGGCTTCATCAAGGCTTCGGCGTGTCACACTCCCAACGGGACTAGCGACTCCGGGTGCAAGACTTTTGCCTTTACCAGGAACGACAGGTTTTGGTTTGTCCTTCGTCGACTGGTGGTAGAGAGCCGCATCCCGTAGGACCAAGAGCATCCTCTTGTCGTAGACGGTGGCGAGCTCGCCCTCCTGAAAGCCGCGCATCTTCCCGTAGGAGCGCATGAGCGACATTTCGTTTTGGAGGGATTGTTCGTCGCGGATGTTGGCGTCCACGACGAATTGGGTGAATTGATCGACCGCGTATTTCTGGGCGTTGCGGTCGTATTCCTGGGCATGCTGGGCGTGCTCGCGCTGCATCTCGTCGGAGGCCCACTGCATCTTGCCGTAGATTGCGGCGTAGGCCTTCTGCTTTTCGTGGGCGGCGCGCGGATCCTGGGCGAACTCCTTGTCCCAGTCGGGCTGCGGCGGGGTGAGTTCGGCGAGCATGCGCTGCAGGTAGTCGAGCTTCTGGACGTAGGCCTCGCGCGACTGCACGACGCCGTGGGCTTCCTGCTCGACCGCCTGGCGGGCCTCGGCGACCTTCGACATGCGGCGGTGGAAAGTCGCCTCGCGCTGGTAGCCCTGCAGGGCCTCCTCGAGGCTGACCTCGAAGGTCTGGCCGTCGACCGTTACCTCGTATTTGGGGCTGGTGTCCGGCTCGGCTTGCCCTTCGGCGTCCCCTTCATCGCCCTCGGGCTTGGGCAGGCCGTCTGGCCCTTGAGCGTCTTGATCGAGCTCGCCTTGGGGACCGAGCCTTTCCGGCTCTGCATTGTCGTTGACGTGTTCTTGGTTGTCATTGGCAGATCGGGCGCGCGCTTGCCCGTCAGATATGGATTGGTCGCCTTGGGCGGCGGCGCGGCGGGATTGCGGCCTTGGACCTTCATCGCCTTGCCTCTGGTCAGTCCAGCCATCTGCAATGTTCCTTTCACGGGAGGCGAGGCGCGCGTCTTCACCGCCGTCGCGCGTGTCGCCGGTTAGGGGATCGCCCTCGACCGGGCGCGGCTCGAACATAGTCTCGGGGCGGGAAGAGGCGGCGAAGCGGCCGCTGTCGTCGCGCGGCCGGGTGGAGGCCGGGGCGATCTCGGCGCGGAAGGCGTCCGCCGCCTGGTCGACGCCGTCGGCCATTTAGGCTCTCCTCGGCACAGGCTGGTGTCGGCGCATCGCCATGGTGTGGTCGGAGGTCGCGGTCTTGATGACCCGCGGGATCGCGTCGAGCACCCTGAGCTGAGCCAACAGCCGTTCTTCGAGGTGCTTGTCGCGGGTGTCCATGAGCTGGCCGAACCACTGGATGCGCGCCGCCCTGATCGAGCGCATGAACACGCCCTTGTCGTCGAGCAGCTGCTCGGCCTCCTCGGCCAAAGCGCGCAAGGCCGAGAGCTCGGTGATCCTGGCGTTTTCGGCCTGCGGGTCGTCCTGGGGCAAGCTGTCGCTCATGCGCCGTCCCCATTGTCATTGGCGGGCGGCTCTTGCGCCTGCTGAGCTTGCGCCTGGGCGTCGGCTTGGACTTGGGCGACGTGCTTGTCGGTTTCGGATTGCACGCCGGTCTTGAACATGTCGGCGGCCATGGCGCCGAGCTTGGCGGTGTGGTCCATATGCGCCTTGACGCGATCGATCTCGAGCTTCTGGGTGTCGTAGAAGGTCTTCTCGCGCAGCTGCTGCTGCTTGAGGGCGTTGTCCTGGTCCTGCTTTTGCTGCTTGAGGTCCTGGGCGCCGAGCGCCGCCGCCGTCTCGGACTTGACCTTCTCGAACTGCGCCTTGGCCGCCACCGTCATCGGGTCGGGCTCCTTCGGCGTCGCGGCGATCGCCTGCAGCACCTGCGGGGTCGGCGTCTTGAAGTAGCGGCCGGGATTTTTGATGTTGGAGAGTTCGAGCATGTCGGTGATGGTGTTCAAGTACTCCATGATCCCGCAGACGGGATTGGTGACGCCGAACTGCTGCATGATCATCTGCTGATCCTGCTTGATGTTCTGCAGCGTCATCATGCGGACGGTGTCGGAGCCCTTGCCGAGCGTCGAGTTGACCTCGACGCCCATCGAGGCGTCGAAGGTGCCGGTGTCGATCTCGGTCCAGTTTCCGCTGAGGCGCAGCGTGCGGCGCTGGTTGGGGGCTTCGGCGATCTCGTTGTAGAGGCCTTGGAACAGGTCCTTGAAGCCGGTTTCCGCCAGCACCCGCGCCACCAGCTCGGTGCGCTCCTGCTGGCCGTTGATGATCGCCTCGACGCCGATCTGGGTTGAGCTCTGCAGTTGCTTGGGGTCCAATCCCTTCGCTGCGTCGCTCAAGCCGGTGCGGCGCTGTAGCACGTCGTTCAAAAGCTCGATGACCGGCATCGCCTGCTGGCCGACGAACGGCACCTGGGCGAACTGGACGGCTTGGCCGGGATCGCCGTTCACCCGAATGACGGCGCCGAGCTCGTCGTTCAAGGCGTCGTCGACGTTGACGTTGAGCACGTTGATCACGGTTTTGGGATTGATCGACTCGGCGAGGCTGTCGAGCACGCCGCGCATCATGTTGGTTTTGATTCTCTGGATGTCCATCGTGTAGTCGGCGATCGAGTCGCCGACGATGGTGTGGCTGATCGGGTCGACGCCGAACACGGCGAACTTGACCCGGTTGGCCGTCTCGTCATGGACGATTTCGTTGTCCTCGCCCATGGTGCAGATGTAGCGCAGCTCCGGCACGCCGTCGCCGTCGCCGTCGATTTTGATGTACCATTCGCCGTACAGGACCCCGTCGCCGACCCGGGTCGAATTGTAGCGGCCGGGGTTCCTGAGCTGGCTTTCCATGGTGAAGTTCTGGATGTCCTGCGACTGCAGGAAATCGGCGCATTGGTCGCGCGGGTAGCCCATGGCGACGAGCTCGTCGATCGGCACGACGCGCTGGTGGCCGACGATGCGCGAGGTGGAGAAACTCCTGGCGTAGCGGTCGAGCCGCATCTCCTCCGGCGGCACGCCCGCGACTTTGATCAGGGGCTTGTCGACCAGGTACTCGAACGTCACCTCGTCATAGGTTCCGAGCAGCGGATCGAGCGCGCCCTGGTGCGCGACCTTGGCGGTCGCGTCCTGGGTCAGCAGCATCTGGATCTGCTGCGGGTTGAGGTTGATGTAGGTCTTGCGCTTCGTCTCCTTGTGGTCGTCGGTCCACCATTTGACGTAGCCGGTCTTGACCGTCATGGCGTCCTTGAAGGCGCCGTACAGGATCAGGAAGCCTGGATTATCGGTCCAAAAGACATAATTGACGTAGTCTGTCTGTTGCTTGGCGGCGTCGACGTCGGCCTGGGTGCGCGGGGTTAGCGAGACGACGTTTTCCGATGCCGCGAACAGCCGCACCAGGCTCGGCAGCATGAGCATGACGGCGTCGCGCACGTCGGTCGAGACGAAGGTCGACTTGTTGACGCTGTCAGAGTCATATCCAAGTATCTGCTCGTAGGTGGCGCTCGGATCCTGGATGATCAGCGTGTCGCTGTACGGGCTCCCGTCAGGATTTAAGGCCGGTAAAAATC